GTAAAAGAAAATATGCTAAGAGATATCGTAAGAAGACTTATCGTAAGTACTCTAAGAGGACTAAGAAATCTAGTCTTCGTTCTGTTGTTCGTAAAGAGATTCACCGAATGGCTGAGAACAAAATCAATCAGTCTGAGAGTACAACTTATTTTTTCACTCAGCCTATTGTTACTAGCCAAGCTTATAACCTACTGCCAACCATTAATCAAGGTACTGGTTCCTCCAATCGCATTGGAAATAAGATTAGAGTACTTAAGTTCTCCATTAAGTTACTCTTTTACACCTTCATTCAAGCTCCTGGTACTGTTCCTACTTATGTTGATCTGTATATTTTTAAGTACAAAAATTACAGCCAGGCTTTAGGGACTTTACCGGCTAACTCTATGAACGAGTTCCTTGATGTAAATAACTCTAGTGGTGCTTATTCAGGGATAAGTACTGATTATTTACGGACTGTTAATAGCGATCAATTTACTCTCTGTTATAAAAAGAGGATGATGATGTTCAATCCTAATAACTCGACTAATACTATCGCTATTACATCCTCTATCCCTTGCTCTCGTAATATCTCATTGGATCTTACCAAACATCTCAAGAAGAATCTAGTCTACGACGATGCTGATAATAAGTGTAGTAATGATCAAATGTTTATAGCTGTAGGTTCAACCCAAGTAGACGGCAGCGTCTTATTGGGGAACATAGGTACATATCAGTTTTTGAGTGAATTCAAGTATGAAGATATGTAATTAATTAGAAATCTTCATTTAACATTCTATCTAAGTCTGCGTCTGTGAAATCTCCGAAAACATCATTGCTAATTGAGGGAATTGGATGACATGATCCAATCTCCTCTTCAATTGTGCCCCTGCTTCTACCCCAACCCAATCCAAATGTTCCAACATCTGATCCGGTGAGTACGGTGATGTTACTATTATTGTCTTCAGTAAGCATTGGACTTGACCACCCTTTGTTTCCAACATAAGGGGGTATCTGTCGAATAGGTTCAATACGAAATTGAATGGCATCTCCTTCGATGGGCGAAAGTCGTCTATGATAGCTGACTCCTGGCCCTCGTAGTGACACCACCACTTCGTAGTCGCTTGCTTCATGTAAGCGTCCGGATATTGGGTCCATGCCCACCGGGATTTGCCACTGCCAGAAGGTCCCCACAGCCAATACACTTCTGTTTTCCACAACCTTCGAGGCATGTTGATCATAATCAAACGTTCTATTCCTTTCGAGAATTTTATAAATTCCTGAGGGTGATCCCTGGCAACCTGATATGTTGTCATGCCAGCTGAGATGGAAGCAGCGACTGCTTCAAGATCCGATCTCTTACCTTGTCCTGTCCTAGGACGACTTCCTTTTTCCCAAAAAACACCATCTTTCTCGCAATATTTAATGCACTGATCTCCAGATCCACGTGCTAATTCAATATGTGCTTTGAATGGACATCCATTATCTTGTAAGTGTTTAACACATGCTTGTAATGATTTTGTTTGTCTATTTTGAAATTCAAAATATCCTTGTAGGTGAGGAGTTAGGTTCTCACCCACTTCTTTTCCAAAACATATGTATTTGAATAATTCAGTTTCTTCAATCCACTTGACATCATCGTCAGTGTAGTTGTTGTGTGTAAAACAGAATCTGCAGCTTCGTGACATTGAAATAATGAGCTGCATTGTCTGCCTACAAAACTGGAGTGTCTACAAAGTTGGAGTGAATCTTGAAGAGACACAAACTGAAAACTGAAAAGTCCCCGGTGTTAGGGTCTGCTATCTAGTCCCCGGTGTTAGGGTCTGCTATCACCCCTTGGTCGGGAGAGGGGACATTATAACTCTCGTATCTGCAACCACCCGAGGACTATAAATATATATAAAAAAGAAAGCGTCATAGTGTGAACTATGGCAAGACGGAGGGTCTGGGGGCACGGTCCCCGGTTGGAGTGGTGGGTAAGGCGCATTAGCGCCTAGTATTACCCCACCACTTCTAATGCAAAACTTCTAATGCTGCCCCAAAAAAAAAATCATTATTATGGCAAAATATCGTAAAAGAAAATATGCTAAGAGATATCGTAAGAAGACTTATCGTAAGTACTCTAAGAGGACTAAGAAATCTAGTCTTCGTTCTGTTGTTCGTAAAGAGATTCACCGAATGGCTGAGAACAA